AAGAAAAAAGAAACAGCAATGTATCGCCGTGCTGGAAACCTGGCACGCACTTCTCTTGCTTCAAAAGGCAAAAAGAAAGAGGAAGCACAAACCAAGTCTGCCAAAATCGTAAGTGCTATCTCTTCTCAGAAGGAGAGAGAAAGATTTGCTAAGATGGGTGACGAGAAGGCAAGAGATAACTACAAAGAAGAGACTGTCTCTGAAGCAGACATGACTGGTGCTCCTAGCATCAAAGATGCTAAGCCAGCAAAGAAAACCAACGTCAAGTATTACAAGGGCATGGGATACGCTCCCACTGTCAAAAAGGAAGAAGTCGAGCCTGTTTCTGAGGAAGAGGGTAAGAAGGATGCTTGCTACCATAAGGTTAAGTCTCGTTATTCTGTATGGCCTTCTGCTTATGCCTCAGGTGCTCTGGTTAAGTGCCGTAAGAAAGGTGCTGATAACTGGGGTAACAGCAAGAAAGAGGCATTCGACATTGATTATCTTCTGAATGATGCCATCTTTGATGAACTGACTGAAGAGGAACTGCTGCACTTTGCCTTTGACATCTTTGAAGAGATCGAGCAGGAAGGTATTCTGACAGAATCCCTTGAGTATTTTGATGACGTTCTTCTGGAAGATCGTTATGCTTCTGCCGTAGCACAATCTAAGGCAAATGCTGCGACCCCTGCAGCTGCAGCAGGTCGTCGTAATCTGCGTAAGCAGAAGGTCATGGGTGCTCTGAAGACTGCTGCTGATGCCGTCAAGAAGACAGGTAGTGCTGCTGCTGGTCGTGCTGCCGAGATGGCAAAGAGAGCTGCTCCTGCCGTTAAGAAAGCTGCTGGCACTGCTGCTAAGGCAGTTGGTGCTGCTGCCAGAGGTGGTGCTTCTCTTGCCAAGAAGGCTGCCGTTAAGGGTGCTGCTGCCGCAGGTGAGGTTGCTGGTGCTGCTAAGGGTGGTTTCGAAGCAGGACGCATCAAAGCAAAGAGACAGGCAATGTCTCAGACCAAGCCCCAATCGAAACCTGCATCTTCTAGTTCCTCTAGTGATGACGGAACCAAGGGCAAATTGGATGGTCTTCTGAAGTCCGTTCGTGGTGACAGCAAGCCTGCTGCATCCTCATCCAGTTCCTCTGGTGGGTCTTCTAGTGGTGGATCCTCTGGTGGTGGTTCTTCCTCTGGTGGTGGTTCTACTGCTTCCAGTGGCACTGCAACCCGCAAGAGAGGTCTCCTGAGAAGAGTTGGTAGTGCCATCAAGTCTGGACTGAAGAAGGCAGTCGGAAAGACCGCTAGAGGCATCTCTAACGTCTCTGGTGCTGCTGCTAGCAGACTTGGTGAGGATGCTCAAATGGAGATCATCCTGGACTACCTGCTAGAGTATGATGTATGCACCTTAGATGATGCTGAAGAAGTGATGATGGAACTCACCGATCAGGAAATCACTAACATCCTTGCTGAGTCTGGTGAGTATGATCCTATGGAGGATGATGACTTTGATCATGACGAAGCTGAAAGAACTCGTGGTCAGTCGGGCAAGAACAAGTCCATCACCGTGAAGAAAAAGAAGAAAGTTGATGAAGCAATGAGTTCTTATGATCGCAATCGTAAGAGAGCCGCAGAGAGAGCAGCAGCAAGAAATGCTGCCAGAGATGCTGGAAAAACTGGTGTAGTTCCTGGTGTTGGTTATGTAACTCCTAGAAGGGAGAGAGAAACCTATGTCGATTCTGCAGGCACAACCCGTCATAAGTCTGGTGCAAAGATGCCAAAAAAAGACTGACATAATTCTTTGAGAGGGTTTGACACCCTCTCTTTTTTTATGTAGAATACCTTTGCTAAGGTTCGGATAAATACTATCTGAACCTTCTTTAATACATGGATGTGTGACTATGAAAATCCCTGGAAATATAACGGGACCGATTTTGACGGGAGCAATATTGGGGACAACTTTGGGTTTGTTTACTGTATTACCAATAAATCCAACGGGAAAAAGTACATCGGAAGAAAATATTTCTGGCAAAAACGAAAGCCTAGAACTAAGTCTGAAGGGACTGGGGGACGGAGGAGGAGAGTTACATCTGAAAGTAACTGGAAAAAGTACTATGGTAGTTGTCCAGAACTCTCTGCGGATGTTAAACTCTATGGACGGTTATCGTTTGACCGAGAGATCCTCTCTCTCCACAAAACAATTGGAAAATGCAATTACGAAGAGACACGACAACTCTTTCTAAATAACGTACTGACCGAGAGCTTGACAGATGGCACTCCTGCCTTCTATAATAGTAATATCTTGGGACGCTATTATCGTAAAGACTATTTTTCGTATGATGAAATCGATGACAAATCTGACACTAATATGGGGTGCTAGTGCTGCAATTGCAGCCGTAGCATCAACGGTTGATGAGAAGACTGTATTCCCACCTCCACCCGTAGAGTTGCCAGTCATCCCAGTTTCTTGGAAGTGTCCCGACTGTAATGACAACGAAAAGTATGTCCTACAAAAACTTCAAGAAAAAACCAAAATCACAGATCGCAATGCTCTCGCAACGATCATGGGAAACATTAAACAAGAGAGCAACTTTCATCCCAATATATGTGAAGGAGGTGCAAGAGTTCCTTACCACGCTTGCCATCGTGGGGGTTATGGCATTATCCAGTGGACTACAGTAAATCGTTACAGGAATCTTGGTCTCTTTGCCAAGAAGTATGGTTATGATCCTTCTACTATTGAAGGTCAGACTGCATATATGATCAACGAAAGTCAGTTCCAAAAAATTCTTCCAGAGTTTCAAGGTCGTGGACAATCCATTGATCAGTATATGGTAGGTGCCTACTACTGGTTAGGATGGGGCATTAAAGGTAATCGTCAATACTATGCATACGATTACACCAAGAGGTTAGTTCTCACTTGACTTCTTAACTTAGGTATTGTATAATACCTTCACGACTCAATAGCTCAGCTGGATAGAGCAACTGCCTTCTAAGCAGTCGGTCGTAGGTTCGAATCCTACTTGAGTCGCCTTATTCCTCCTTGGCGCAAATGAAAATTAATCTGTGGTACTGTCAAGAACTTGGAATGTGGAGATGGACTTTAACGGATGATAGGCGTCCTATTTCTAAAATGGTATCTGGACAAGATACAGATTTGCAAAAAGCAATGAGAGATGTTGCTCTCACAGTTGAGAACATGATCAGAGAAGGTGGTGAATTGACAGTGAAATAACTTTATGTTATAATGCTGTGTAGGAATTGCCAGTTTAGCTCAGTGGTAGAGCAGCTGTCTTGTAAACAGCAGGTCACTGGTTCAAATCCTGTAACTGGCTTCAAATTTTTTCTTTATCATGCACTACAAACCTTATTCACAAGAGTGGCATAGGTATCGCTATCTCAAAGAAGCAATCGATAAATACCTAGATGATGGTATTGATCCGACTTTTATTGTGGATGACATTCGTGACATCCTTCACATTCGGTCGGAAACAGCGTATGCTGAGTTTCAAAGGATCAACCAACTAGAACACTATCTATCGGAAGACTAATATGCTGTCTACTCAATACCGACTCAGACTAGAATTTATCTGCAAGTGTATTGTAAATGGTGAAGATGTAAAGTTAGAAGACATGATCTGGGCAGAGAAACTGGCAAAAGCCAACACAACTGCCAGAGAATGGTTAAAGAAAGCAAGAAGACAAGCAGCAAATCCAGACATGCAAGAAGGAAGCATGGATGATTTTATGAATAGGATGGGACTAGGAGACCCCGACCCATCCAATCACAGAACGGGGTTCGGTAGTGCTGATGAAATTGTAGATTGGTTTCAAAGAGATAAACCCGATGACTGGAGGCAACGTGACTGAATCTAAACATCCAATGTGGTCTCTAGGATGGAGACTTGAAAAGATTGCAAAGGATATTGATGGAACTCTTAAACACTATCACGTCTCCGATAGGACTACTAAATTCAAAAGAATTGTAATTGAATACGATCATCACACAAAAGAGTGATATATAATGTAGTTGACACATTTTTTTGTCATGAAAATCTTTCTCGATACTGCCGACACTGGAGTAATCGCAAGACATTTTAATACTGGTCTGGTTGATGGTGTTACTACCAACCCCACTCTTATCATGAAGAGCGGTAAAGATCCAGAAGAAGTCTACCAAGAGATTGTAAAGATCGGTGTCAAAGATATCAGCATGGAAGTCATGGGAAACTGGACTGAGATGCTAGAAGAAGGTCGTCGTCTTAGTGCAAAGTTCGGTGACGTTGCTACTATCAAGATCCCTTGTACTCATGATGGATTGATGGCATGTCGTTATCTTTCTCAAGACGGTATCAAAACAAATGTCACGCTCATCTTTTCTGCTGCTCAAGCAGTTCTTGCTGCTAAGGCAGGTGCTACTTATGTCAGCCCGTTTGTGGGAAGACTCGATGACCAGTCAGTCGCAGGGCTTGAAGTAGTACGGTCTATTGCAGGACTTTATCAAGTCCAAGGAGTAAAGACAAAAGTTCTTTCTGCTTCTATTCGTAGTGTCCAACGTGCCGTTCGTTCCTGGTACAACGGTGCTGAGGTTGTAACGATGCCACCTAAAGTCTTTGAGGATATGTACAACCACATTCTCACTGATAAAGGCATGGAAATCTTTGAGAAAGATTGGGCAGAGGTTTCCAAACCCAAGTTTGATCCTAATACTATGTGGACTGGTGCTTAATAAATTATTCTATGGACCTATCTTTGGTCAATATAAAGTTCCAAAATACAAAGAATTAATTTCCAAACTTGAAGAGAGGTTAGAAACTTCTAGCAATCGTCCATGTGGTTGGAATGATCTTTGTAGTGTAGATGTCAAAATGCTTGATGACATCTCATGGATTCAACCTTATATTAGCCCATGTCTTAGAAGATTTTCTGATGATATCGGTGTCAAAATTAACTATCAATTAGACGCTGGTGGATGGATTTCATGTTATAATAAAGGAAGTTTCCAAGAAGCACATTCACATTTTCAAGATGTGTCTGCTGTATTCATCATGAACTCTGGAGTAAACTTCGCACAGTTCTACTTCTTAGACAGAAATAGTTCTGATTATCCTGATGCTTGGATACGAAAAGTTTTTCCACAACAAGAATGTGGAAGTAGTATGACAGCACAAGATACCTATAGACCTAAGCTTTCTACTGGTGATCTTATTCTGTTCCCTTCTCACATTTATCATGGTGTATCAGTACACAAGTCTGATATAATGAGAAAGACTTTTGCATTCAACATGTATATTCATTCTGTTGAATGATTTTTGCGGGGTTAGTTCAGCGGTAGAACGCTATCCTTCCAAGTTAGATGTCGTCGGTTCGATTCCGATACCCCGCTCTGGGGAGATTAGCTCAGTGGTAGAGCACCTCGTTTACACCGAGATTGTCACAGGTTCGAATCCTGTATCTCCCATTCGTTATTCGCAAATAGCAAACGGAATGAAAAACAATGATTACTGTAAGATGTAAAGAATGTGGAAAGGAGTTGACTTCCACTAGTAAGGTTCAGTTCTGTGGCTGTTCCAATCAGATGAACGTGGTTGATGATAAGATTGGTGCAGTTGAACTAGATAAAGTTGTGTTAGTGAAACCTGTAGATAATGTTAAATATAATGGAATACTTACATCGGCTGACTTAGAATATCAGGAGAACCGACGCAAGAGAAAGGTTCGGAAATTAAATTTTGAGGAACGATGATCAACCTGCACCAAAAGTTCAATCACTACTTGAACACCGATAAGAAGATTGATCTTCGTGATGTAAATGAACGCTTGATCAGTTATGGTTGGTTGGATGATGGTAAAAATCTCACAGGTTATTATGTTCTAACCGAGAACTATGAACTGGTCTACGATCTGAACGATCAGTTTCAGTACAAAGTTCCTAGGAAATCTTTGGCTTCGAATAAAAAGTGACACTCTAAATACTGTCCAAAGGGGTTGACCACAACTTCTTTTTCATAGTATAATACTAGGGTAAACAAACAAAGAAATGTCACGCACTTCAGTTGTTTCTAAGTTCAAAAAAAGTCTCCATATTTTAACTGACGCAGTAGAGAACAAACTAGATCTAGATCGTCAGCACCCCAAAATTTATAAAAAACTTTATAAGTTTTATTCTGAGAATGGTGTAGAATTCACCTATGATCCATACGATGACTACGAGATTCTTCTCGATGCTCTCTACACTGATCTCTACTCAGAAGGTATTATCTTTGAAACCGATGAAACAAACTAAAGTCATTCACGAACGTTTTCCTTATCGTTATGTCGAGTCTGGCATCCTTGAAATCAATGGTTTGCCAGACTACCGTATTCAAAAAGCAGATCCCTATACCAAGCGGTATCGTGATATGTACCTTCTAGACAATCAAATGCAACTTCTGACTGCTATGGAAGATTTTGAATACACTAAGTGGTTGGATCCTGAAACGGTTCCTTGTTACATCAAAGAAGACACGGATGGTCTATAACAGCACTGGTCGGGATACCCCTACGAGTTTCTTGCTTCTCTAAAGAGCAAGTGGCGAGCCTAAAATACCCTCAGGAGGTTGACTTCAACCTCCTTTTTTTGTATAATAAAACAAACAGCAATATTCAATGAGAGCACTAATCACTGGTATCACTGGGCAAGATGGTTCCTATCTTGCAGAACTTCTTCTTGAAAAGGGATATGAAGTCCATGGTATTGTGAGGAGATCTTCTCTGATCAATACTGATAGGATAGATCATATCTATGATCAACTTCATCTACACTATGGTGACCTGACAGACTCAGCAAATATTATTGCACTGCTGCAGAAAATCAAACCCACTGAGTTATATAATCTTGGTGCTATGAGTCATGTGAAGGTATCTTTTGAGATGCCTGAATACACTGGTGAGGTTGATGCATTGGGTACACTTCGTATCCTTGAAGCAGTGAGACTTCTTGACCTTCCTTGTAGGGTTTATCAGGCATCTACATCTGAACTGTATGGTTTGGTTCAAGAAGTTCCCCAAAGAGAAACTACACCATTCTATCCACGGTCACCATACGGAGTTGCAAAACTCTATGGTTATTGGATTGTGAAAAACTACAGGGAGGCATATGGACTACACGCAAGTTCTGGAATACTTTTCAATCACGAAAGCCCCCGACGAGGGGAGACGTTTGTTACCCGTAAAATTACCAGAGGGTTGTCCCGTATTTCAGTTGGGGAACAAGACGTACTATCTCTCGGAAACCTTGATGCACGAAGGGATTGGGGTCACGCAAAGGACTATGTGAGAGCAATGTGGTTGATGCTTCAACAACCAGATCCAGATGATTATGTGATTGCTACTGGTGAGATGTATTCAGTTCGATATTTTGTCGAACATGCTGCTGATTACTTTGGCATGAATATTGTGTGGGAAGGTGAGGGTTTAGATGAGGTTGGCATTGACAAGTACAGTGGGAAAACCGTCATCAAAGTAGATCCTAAATACTTCCGACCAACTGAGGTTGAGCAACTTTGTGGTGATGCCACAAAGGCAAGAGAGATCTTAGGATGGACACCAGAGATTGACTTTCAAGGTCTGGTGCAAGATATGGTTATTCACGGTCAATAAGAGAAATGACAACTAAAATCACTAAATGTCGTTATTGCAATAACGAAAACCTTAAGGTAATTGTTGATCTTGGTGAGCAACATTTATCTGGTATTTTCCCAGACAAACCAGAACTAGAGCATAAGTCACCACTGAGGTTGGTAAAATGTTCTGGTCCTCATAGTAGGGAAGTTGAACAACCATGTGGATTAATCCAGATGGAACATACTTTTGATCCAGATGTCATGTATGGTGATGACTATGGGTATCGATCTGGTTTGAATAAGTCAATGGTCACTCACCTTAAGGGTAGAGTTGATGAGATTATTTCTAGATTTGAAAATAATAAAATTATTGAAAATCTAACTGCTGGTGATATTGTTGTTGACATTGCTGGTAATGATGGAACAACACTTGGATTTTATCCAAACAATCTTACAAGAATTAATATTGATCCCACCGCTAATAAATTTTCTGAGTATCAACCAGAAGGTGTCTATGTTATTCCAGAGTTTTATTCATCTAGTGTTGTCAACGATTTAATCAACAAGGATCCAAATCAAGAGTTTAAAAAAGCAAAAGTCGTAACGGCTTTCTCAATGCTCTATGACATTCCAGATTTGTTTACCTTCATTAATGATGTTAAAACTATTGTGGATGATGAAGGTCTGATTGTTTTTGAGCAAAGTTATATGCCTTCAATGTTCAAGGCACTTTCTTATGATACGATTTGCCATGAGCATCTTTCCTATTTCTCTCTGAGATTCTTTGCAAGATTGTTCCGTGACTGTGGACTTAAGATCGTTGATGTTTCTTTCAATGATTGTAATGGTGGAAGTTTTGTAGTTACTCTTGCTCATCAAACATCTGAGTGTTGGAAAGAGAATACTGCTCTCATTGAAAAAATCTTAAAGCAAGAAGAACGTGGTAAGTATGATAGAGACATTACCTGGGAAAACTGGGTAGAGTCTATGGAACAGAGCAGAGATGATCTAAAAGAAATCATTGCTGGTAAGAAAGTTGCTGGTCTTGGTGCTAGCACAAAGGGCAATGTTCTGCTACAATACTGTGGTCTAGGACCCGATGACATTGAAGTTATTGGTGATGTGAACCCAGATAAAAATGGATGCTACACACCAGGAACTTGGATTCCTATCACCGATGAAGACACTGTTCTTGCTGGTGACTATGATTACTATCTGGTTCTCCCTTGGCACTTCAAAGAGTTCTTTGTAAACAATCCTAAGTTCAAAGGAAAAACCCTTCTGTTCCCCCTACCTGAAGTACATACTGTTACTGTAGAATGAAAACTAGTGATGTAATCTTTGTAGCTGGTGGTCGTGGTCTTGTTGGATCCGCAATCATTCGCAGACTGAAAGAAGCAGGATACGAAAATATCCTTGCTCCCACCAGCAAAGAACTTGACCTTACTGACCAACTTGCTGTTCAATCTTATTTTGTATTGAATGAGGTTGATTATGTGTTCGATGCTGCTGCCAGAGTCGGTGGCATCTACGCAAATGATACTTACTCTGGTGAGTTCATCTATGAAAACCTGATGATTCAAACGAATCTGATTGATGCCGCATATAGAAACGGTGTCAAGAAGTTCTTGTTCCTGGGTAGTGTTTGTATCTATCCCAAGTATGCCGAGGTTCCTGTCAAAGAGAGTTCTCTTCTGACTGGTTTCCTTGAGCCGACTAACGATGCCTATGCCATTGCTAAGATCTCTGGCATTAAGATGCTTCAGGCATACTACAAGCAGTATGGTTTCAACTCTGTGTCTCTGATGCCATCCAATCTGTATGGTCCTGGAGACAACTTCCACCCCGACAATGGACATGTCATCCCTGCGATGATCACTAAGTTTTCTAGGGGTGATAATGAGGTAACTCTTTGGGGTGATGGCACTCCTACCCGTGAGTTCCTTTATGTTGATGATCTTGCAGACGCTTGTTTCTTTGCTATGATCACATGTGGTGGTGCCGAAGTGTACAACGTTGGGTCTGGTATTGATGTTTCAATTGCAGACCTTGCCACTGAGGTTGCTGAGGTCACTGAATACAAAGGAAAAATTTTCTGGGATACAAATCGTCCTAATGGAACACCAAAGAGACCTCTTGATTGTTCTAAGTTTTACCATCTTGGATGGCAACCAAAGACATCACTTAAGGATGGTTTGAAGAAGACTTATGACTGGTACAAGTTTCATAAGTCACTGCAACAAGATATTGTAATCACTGAAACGGCTGAGGCATTACAGACACGATGATTGGTATTAACTATCTTGGTAAGATGAAAGAACGTCTTGCCAACCAAATGTTTCAGTATGCTGCCACTAAAGGTATTGCAAAGAACAGAGGATTTCAATACTGCATTCCTCCTTCCAACTACGGTGGCATTGAGGATCAGTGGAATGAGCATCAACTCTTTCACACATTTGACCTGAAGAATCTTAGCCCTCTTCAGATTCAGTTTATGGATGAGCAACGGTGTCAACTTGTAAGACCAAAGTCATTCTCCTTTGATGCAGACTTGTTCAATGGTTGTCCTGATAATGTATCTCTTCTCGGATTTTTTCAGAGTGAAAAGTATTTCAAGAATGTAAGAGAAGAAATCCTAGAAGACTTTACTTTCAAGAATGGATTGAAAGAAGACTGTCAAGAGTTCATCAAAGATCATGATCGTCCAGTAGCACTACATATTCGTAGGTCTGACTACGCACAGTACAGTCATCATCCTATTCAGTCTCTCACTTATTATTCTGAGGCACTGGAATACTTTGATGATGACAGGACTGTCTTCATCTTTTCTGATGATCCTGAGTGGTGTAAGAATCAGAAGTTATTCGAAGATGATCGATTCATGATCTCTGCGAATGATCATCTTACAGATCTTTGCATGATGTCTCTTTGTTCTGACTTCATCATTGCCAACTCTTCATTCTCTTGGTGGGGTGCTTGGCTTTCTACCAATGAAAACAAAAGAGTTATTGCACCTAAGAAATGGTTTGGTCCACCACTTGATGCTGAGCATGATACAAGTGACCTATATTGTGAAGGATGGACAGTAATCTAATGACAGTTTCTATTATTTTTATTGGTACTGATAAGTATCTGAACTTTCTTCCATATTACTATGACAAAGTAAGTCAGTTTCTTTTTCCTGGTGTAGAGAAAAAGATCTTTGCTTTTACCGATGGTGATCTGGAAGGTGATATTCCTAAGAGTATCATCCCAATTCAAATCGAACATAAAGAATGGCCAAGAATTACTCTGGAAAGATTCCATACTATCTTGGGTGCAAAAGAACAACTTCTTGAGAGTGACTACATTCTTTTCCTTGATGCAGATATGTCTGTCAATGAAGAGATTGCTTTTGAACAAATCTTTGATGGTAAAGACTTTGTTGGTGTTCATCATCCCTGCCATTTTGTCAAAGCACCTCCCCATGATAAAGCACCAGGATCTTTTGAAACTAATGTAAAGTCTTCTGCTTATCTTGAGGACGCATATGCTTACGGTGTCTACTGGCAGGGTTGTCTCTGGGGTGGCAAAACCAAACCAGCCATTGAGTTGATGGAAACAATCTGTGCTAGAATAGACGAAGACGATGAGAATGGTATCATTGCAGTATGGCATGACG